TGCTTGTGAGCCGTTGGCTTCACGATGGACTTGGCATCCCCCACGGAGCGAACTAGTTTCTTCTTCTTACCCATGACACACCCGCATGAGAGGCGAGGCAGCCCGCGCCGCCCCGCCCCCTCATGATCTTGGCTAGGTCGCCGTGGATGTGGACGGCAGGACCGCCCGCAAGCCACCGACCGTTTGCCCAATTTCTCCCGCCGCTTCTTGATCCGCCTTGAGCATGTTGACGCCCAACGCGCAGGTGACCAAGTTGGCCGCCGCCGTCGCCGTCGTCAAGCCAGGCGTGTTGATCGTTCCAGCCGCCGTGATGAACCGCTTGGCGCCCAAGAGCGGGAACGCCACGCTGGACACCTGCAAGCGCGTGGTGCCGGTCGTGTAGTTCTGCCAATCGGTCGATTGCCCCTCGGTGGTGTTGAACGGGACTGCCGCCCCGATCATCCCCGTGGAGTAGTCGACCAGATCGCCGCCTCCAGAGCTGTCGCCATGACGGAGCTTCACCGCCACGCTGCGCCACTTCGCCCCTGCCGTGCTCGTCGCCCCAGGCAACGTGCCGATCAGGAACGGCTGGGCATGCGTGAAATTCGCGCCCAACGCCAGCCGGTCAATGACCGACCCGTTGAACGTGCCGCCCGCCGTAGAATCCACTCCGCCGGTGCCGCAATCGGCGCACTGGTGCGTGCTTTTCGCTGTGATGGTAACCGGAGTAATGTGCAACATACGCGATCCTCCTCTTTCAACTGTTTATGTCTGTTTTACGCCATCACCCAGGAGACTTTGTTGGCAATCGCCAGGGATGCATCGCGCACCACCACCAGGTCGTGCTCGTCGATGGCCCGAATGACCGTTTCATCGCGCGAGAACGCGGCCTTGACGGTCCCGCCCTCTTCGTACGCGGCCTGGCTGGAAGCATCGATCACAAGGCTCTGCGCCTCGCCGACGACCACATCGCCAAAGTCGCACAAGTAGATTTCCGTTTCCGTGGATCCGCCGCCGTCGGTCAGGTTCTCCGGCACCTGCGTGGAGACCTTGAACGGATAGCCGAACAACGTCCCACCGGCCATTTCCTGCCGCAGGATGAAATCTCCCGTGGTGGAGCGCACCATGAACAAGGACATGTAGGTGCGCGGGGAGAGGATCCAGCCTGGCTTCATCATCGGGCAGTTGCCGGTGATGAGCTTATTGATCAGCCCGCCGAGCGTGGTCACGTACAGCGCGATGCCGTTGGAACCGGCCCCCGAAATGAGGTTGCTCGCGGAACACCAATAGCGCAAGCCCTTCGGAATGGCATCGGTGCCCTGTCCGCGCAGGAAGGCCAAGTCCTTACGGACGGCCAACCCGTTGACCACCTGATTGCGGATCAATTGATCGGCACCAGGGGAGCTGAAGCGGAACAGATCGTTGGAGGCCGGAATGTTGGCCACGAGCTTTTTGAAGCTCAACAGCACGGAGCCGGTCTTGACCTGCTCGACCGCGGCTGCCGCCGATTCCCCGACGTACGAGCCAGAGATCCCCTGCGTTACCTTCGGGAGCCGGTAGTTTCCGGCAGGCATCGGCAAGAAGGTCGGTCCCATCGCCGTCACGACCACGCGGGCGCGAAGGATGTCGACCACTTCCTGGCTGACCGGCTGCGGAATCAAGATCCCGCCCGTGTCCGGATCGCCCGCCGTCATGGCCTTCTCTTCGCCGTGGTATTCTTTAGACTCCGCCACGACCAGCTCGGCCAAGTCCTCGTTGCCCTCTTTCTTGAGCAAGGAGGCCGTGCGGCCAATATCGTTCTTGGCGTTCTTCAAACAGCGCACGATCGCGCCGAACGCTTCGCCCTTTTCGCGGGTTTTCTTCGTGGTCGACAACCAGCTCTTGCCGCTCGTGGCGTTCTGGAGCTGCTTGATCGCTTCCATCTGCGCTTCCTGCGCCTTGGTGATCCCGTCCAGCTTCTCGCTGGGGGCCAACGCTGAGGCCATCGCCTTCTGCACGGCATCGGCCACCGCGGTGCTGACATGCTCTTTCATCAGACCGGCGGCCTGATCCGCGATCGTCTTGTTCAACTGTTCCATGCTCATTGTTCCCATCGTCGTCCTCCCTGTGATTGGCTACGTTAGACTACACGCCCGCGCATGTAGTTCAGCTGGTACGTCATCGCGTCCGCCACGGTCTTCGTGAGCGCCGCCCGCACCCCCGCTTGAATCATTTCTGCCTCGACCTCGAACACATCGTCCGTCAGCTCCAGCACCACGTCATCCTCGAACTCCAACGCCTCGCTGGCCGCTTCCTTCGGCTTGCACTCGCCGGTGGACGAGGAGGTGGACTCCATTTTCTGCTCGCCCATGCCATCCGCCTGCTTTGCCTTGAGCAGCACGCCAGACTTGGTGATGGCGTCGAACGTCTTTTCGATCTGCGAGGCGGGCAGCCAAACGCCCCGTTCCCCGTAATACTCCCCCAAGAACTTCTCCGACCAGGCGACCAGTTCCTTCGCCAGCCCCTTACACTCCGGTCGATCGATCGACATCTGCACCAACGCTTCTGGATTGGCGGGCACCGGCACCACGCTGAACTCCAATAGCTCTTGCTTGCTGTAGTTCATGCCCTTGCGGCCCTCCGCTGGGGTGCCATCGATCGGACGGAACCCCACGCTGGAGGCACTTAAAAATCCGCCCTTCAATAGTTCGTACACCGTGTCGGCAAACGGATAGATGCCCTTGGCGGGGAATTCTGCCGTCGCGGCCAGGCCATTCTTCGTGGATTCCACGCTGGTCGCCTTGGCTACCGGCGGTTGGGAATAGTCGTGGCTCCAGAGCACGACCGGCGACTTCATGTAGTTGGTCAGATCCCATCCCTTCGGGTCGATGGAATCGCCATCTCGGTCGATCGCGTCGGTAGAAATGAGAAACTTGATGGTGCGGGTATCAGCGACGGCCTTGATCTCAGTCGCAAACTGCTTGAACAGGGTTGTCATGCCGTACCTCGTAGCAAAATGAAAAAGCCAGGACACCCCACCGAATAGATCGGCGAAGCATCCTGGCTCGCAGACTGACCAGGGGCAGCGATAAATTTTATGAGTAGTATAAACTACTCGCCGAGAAAAGTAAACGTGCCGCTTCGTGCGACGATGAAGTTCTCCATCTCCAGATTGACGATCGCCTTGGTGGGCAGGCCGGTGCTGCGATCGAACTTGATCTCGCAGTGCAGGTTCGTCACCCCCACCCCTGCGTCCAGCGCCACGGCATGTCGTGCCAACGCCGAGACCAAGGCGGCTTGAATGTGCTCCGTGCGCGTCATGGCTGCTCCGGCGATTGATAGATGATCCGCTCGACGAGATTGGCGCACTCTTGCCGGATCTGCTCCATGGCCCGCGTCCGTTCCTGCAACCCCGCGTCCAACCGCTCGCGGATGCCAGGGGACTGCAACAACTGCCGCATGACTTCCGCGCAGATCGCCTCCACGCCTTCCTTCTCCTTGGTGTACTCGATCCCGTACAAGCCTGGATGCGTCAAGAGCTTGCTGGTATCCGACAGCTCGATCGTCACGCCAACGCCTTGTGCGAAGCCGATCCAGTATTCCAGGTTGCCCCGCTCGACGATGCGCTCCCGCCCCCAGTCCAGGCTAACCCCGAACAAACCGATGTGCCGATACCCTTGCGCTAAGGCGAGAGCCAAGGCATAGGCAAAGCTGCTGCAAAAGTACGGCTCGGGCCGGTGCCGATAGTTCAAAGCGATGGCGTCCAGCACCGCGTCGGGCTGATAGACGCGCCGCAACGGATTCACGCCGAACGCATGCGTCAGATAGATCGGCACCGGACAGGCATTGATCCACGCCAGATCCTTCTCGTTCTGCGCGTGCAACTCGTGCAGATCAAACCACGCGTCCGCTCGAAACCGCCCCTGGCTGTCTCGCATGAACCCCATGCGGTTCGCCATGTTGAACCCCCAGATGTCCCACGCAGGGTCATCGTAGGGGGCGGTCGGATCATTCTGTTCTTCAAACCCGCAAATGGCCACCTTGGCACGGTCTACGCCAAGGCGTTCGCCAGGCAGCCCTTCTTGATTCGTGAACGTCTCCCATCCGCAGGCATTCTGCTCATACTGGGTATTCAATGGGGACGGATTCACGAACGGATGCGGGCTGCTGTGCGTCTCCGCGTGATAGGATAGTGCGATCATCGCAGATCCTCCAGATCGTCCGCGAGCGCCTTGGACAACGCTTCCGCTTGATGCAGGTAGCTCTTCCCTTCGAACGCCGTGCTGCCGCGCTTGCATTGCGGGAAATCCGCCAATACGTCGTCCAGGTTGTCGGTGTTGATGAGCTGATGGCCCTTCCATAAATAGTAAGTGTACCGGCGCAAGGCCGCGCTGAAGATCGCCCCGCTATAGGTACAATGATACGTCGCGCAGAGCACGCCGTCCGTCGGCGCGTTCTCCCACGTCATGTCCTCAGACCGGCAGAGCATCTGATTGTCGTAATACAGCCGCCATCCCGTCTCCGGTGCTACACGCTCGGCTACGCGGTTCGTGAACACCACGCCACCTTGCAGCGTCTCTGGCGTCAACACTTTCTCCGGCTCAGATCCAGGATTCAGCGAGAGCACCGCCTCCCGCCAGGCATCGGCAAACAGGTTCCGCTCCGCCCATCGCCCAAACTTCACGCGCCCCGATTGCCGCAAATACAGCGTTGGATCCCAGACCCGCGCAATCCAGTCGTTGAATTTCCAATAGTACGGCGTCCCCAGTTCGCATTCCGCCGCCCGCTCCCCTTTGGCGTGGACCACGGCGACGATGTACTGGCTCGGCGCTTGCTCCCAGGTGCAATCCCGTGAGGAGACATAGGTGCCGTCCCGATAATAGATGCGCCAGCGCCACGGCGCGTCGGCGGGCGGTTCGTCGATGATGCCGGTCTTGTTCGAGGTATGCTGCGTGATGGGCACACGGTTCATAGGACTCCCTTCGGGCGGTGCAGAATTGACAGCTCCGTGCTGCACCCGCGCCGTTGAAACAGCGCAAGCAGGGAGAGGGCATCCGATTCAGGCAAGGCAAACGTGCTGTTGGCGGTCAAACTGAGCGGCTGCTCCTGCACCACGCACAGCAGATGCGTCGTGGCGCTGTAGCGCAAGATCCAATCGGTCGGGTGCAGCGTGCTAGGCGTCATAGTTCGTCACCAGGCTCCAACTGCACCGGCATTGGACATGGGCTTCCTGTGGAATCCAGACCGGCGTGCCATCTTCCAAGGTCCACGGTTCATCCGCGGGCACGCCCACCCCGTCCATCGGCTCGCAAATGTCGCATAGCCGCTCGTCGTCTGCCGCGGTCCACACCCGCTGCGTCACCGATGGATCCAGTTGCCCTTGGGAGACGGCTTCTCGAATGCTTTGCAGTTGCCCTTCATGCGTGGCGGTCAATAGTTCATGGCGCGCGATCGTCTCGGTCCGGTAGGCGAGCAGTTCCCGCGCGTACTTCTCGCCCAGCCGATCCGCCTTGGCCTCGGCCACGCCGTCTGCCAGCAACCCCGCCTTGTAATGCTCCACCGCCTCGGCATGCTGCGGGAGTAGCCCGATGAACTCGCGCAAGTCCCGCGCGGTCTGCTGCACGGTCCGCCCCTCGGCCTGCGCGCGCGTCACCAGATCGGCCACCAGCTCCTTTTGGCTTTGCGTCACGTTGGTGACCAGCTTGGCGG